AATAAAGCTTATGAAAAATATGCAGAGGCAAATGATACTACAGTTAAAGCATTAACAGATTTTGAAAGAAAACAAGCATTTATTTCTGCTACTATGGATTCTATTAATGAGAAACTAGAAAGAGCAGGAGAAGAGGTTATTGACTTTAATCAGCAAATGGCTAAACTACCAGTATCATTTACAAATTTACAAGTTGCTATTGGTACACATTTAGCACCAGGTTTTGCTGCGGCTTCAGAAAGTATTTCAGATGTAGTAAATCAAATGGCAACATTTATTCTTACTTTAGAAAGTAATACATTAAAAAATATAAAAGAACTTGCAGAAAATATGGGTATTTTAACAGGTGCTATATTAGCTATGAGAACTGCAATGATTATATTTAGTCAAGCTGCATTAGTATTTGCATTGAGATTTGCGGCTATTGCTGTTGCAATAGAATCAATATCATTAGTAAGAAGAAATATTGAAGTATTTACAGCAGCTTTAAAAGAAATGAGATTAGAGCTTGCTGAAATTACTGCAGGTTTTAGAGAAGGATCTTCTAATCTTTTAGCAAAACTTGGTCTTGATGGTGTACAAATTGGTATGTCAAAACAAGAAATGGAAAATCTTAGAGCTGAAATTATAGCTTTAAGACAGAGTGCAACAGAAGGTGGAGTTACTACTAGAGGAGTATTACAAGATCTTTTATTTGGTGATGAGTCACAAATGACACCAGAAGAGATTCAAGCAGAAACTGAACGTATTGCAGAAATTATTAATAAAATTTTTGAAGATAGAAAATCAGATGGACAAGAACTAAAAAATCAGAATAACGAATTAAAACAAATGGTATCTTTACATGAAAGAGCAGCTGGAAAACTTGGACAATCTATTAAAAATAATGAAAATATTGGTGAAGCAATACTTAAAATTATAGCAAACCTTGCTTTGGAAATAGCTTCTTTAAAAATAAAATTATCTTTTGAAAAGAAAATTACTGAAGAAAAAGAAAAACAAGCTAAAATACAAGTTGCAACTACTGCTGGTACAGCTTCATCTATTGTAAGTTTTCTTGGTGGATTATTCCAAACTGGTGGAAGTTATGTAAATAAATTTCCAACAGGAGGATCTTTTAATGTAAATAAAAGAACAGTATTACCAACGAATCCTCCTGCAATAGTAGGAGATAATGCTAGTGGTATGGAAAGAATAGATGTCACACCTCTACCAAGTCCTACAAAATCTACAGACAAAAATATTACTATTAATATTATGGCACCATTAGTAGATGAAACAGTAGTAGATACAATAATACCTGCTATTAGAAGAGCAGAAAAACTAAACTTATAAGGAGATAAAAAAGTGGAAGTTGGAAAAGATAGTAAATTTACACTTAGTATTGAGACACTAATTAGTATATGTGTAACAATATTTATGGTGGTAGGATTGTGGTTTAATTTACAAGCTGACATTGAGGAAGCAAAACAATTACCAGAGCCACCAATTAGTAGAACAGAATATGATTTAAAAGACCAAATGATTCGTAATTCTATTCTAAATACTGAAGAAAAAGTAGAAAAACTTGAAGATAAAGTAGACGACATTAAAGAAGATACTAGAAGTATTAATGAAACTTTACTAAATATGAATAATAAATAGGATATGAATTATGAGAAATATGATAAATGCGTGGCTATTAGTGCTTGGGTTATTTACTTCATCGCTATATGCGCAATCAGCATCTTTGGATAGTTTTCAAAATATTCAATTAATGAAAAATGAGTTTTGTGCAGTCATAGAAGTTAATGCTTCTTGGAATTGGCAAAACAAAATACCATTAGAAAAATTAGAGAAATGTTATACTGGATATGTAGACATTTCTAATAAAGAAATAGGTGCAGTTATTCAAAAAGAATGGGATATTAAAGTAGTACCTACTATTATTATTTTTGAATATGGAGTAGAAGTAAAACGATTTGAATCAGACTTATCTATGAAATTTAGAGAAGAAGAAATCTTAAATAATATTAGACAAGAGATTATAAAATAGGAGCTATTAATGAGTTTTGTTAATTCTAACTATGAGGCTAAACTATCTCCTACAATGCAGGAGAATTGGCTCATACAAATATTTAAAAATAATAATTCTAGCTATGAAACCGATGATACACCAGATTTAGCATTTAGTTTTGCAGAAACAACTTATAATAGTGTTAATTATTATCCTGCAATATTAAATAAACCAACTGTATCTTATTCATTAGATCTAAAAGGGTTTACAACAAGAACTGGTAATATTACTTTAAATATTGCAAATATAGATATTGATGGTACAACATTATTAGAAACTTTATCTAATTTATATATTAATGCTCATGTAAATGTGCTATCACAAATAGACAACGACAGTGCAGTTAATAATGCATTGCAAATTTTTAGTGGTAAAATAAGTAGTTTTGGTTATAGAAACAATACAATTATACTTGATGTGATCTCAAATAGACCATTTCAAAGTGTAAGTTTACCACAAGTAAAAACAAAAGGAAATTTTGAAGGAACAACTATACCATATATTTTGGGGGACTATGCGCAATCGTCATTTAATAACTTATCAAAACAACTTAGCGATTTATACAAAGTACCTTATATTAGAAATGACAATGATAATCTTGTTTTTCTACTTCCTAGTAAAATTGCTAATAACACATCTAGTATTAATGCTTTGGAGTTTTATGATAAAAATATACAAAAATTTATTCCATTAAATAAAACTGGATTTGCTTCTACAACTACATCTAAATTATTAGATACTGATTTTACAGATGGTGGAACCACAGTAGAAGTAAATAGTCAAATAGTAAAAGATTTTCAAGCACTTCCTAACGATTTAACAAATGAAACATTTGAAGAATTAACCATGTATAGTGAAACCGAATTTGAATCACCATTATTTAGTAATCCAAAAAATGCTTTTGATATTAGTGCAGTAGATGGTACATTAGATGATACTACTTTTGCTACAATATCTGGTACAATTAATCCTGATCAAGGAGATACTAATGCCAATGCTGGAGCTTCAATATTTCTAAAGTTTCCAAAACCAATGCATAAATTAACTAACTTTACATTGCGTATAAGATATTCATTGGATTTAGGAAATGCGAACCAAGGTCAATTTAGTGATTCTGGTGCAAAACTATATATGCACTCAGATGATCTTTCTGGCAGTACAGACTTAGCTGATGAAACTAATGCAGGTTTTGTTTTTGGTAGTGCCGGTGGTTCAACAACAACAAGACAAAAAACAAATATAGCTTTAACTACTGCTACAGTGAGTTTAGATCAAACAAAATTTGATGATATATTTAAAAATAATCAAATACAAGATAGATTAAGATTAACTTTTAGATTATTTGCAGAAGAAGATCAAGCAAATGAATTTGATAGTTTTACAGCTACTTTAAAAATATATAGTATTTCGGCAACATATACTACGGCATTAACTACAACAGATGAACCTATTGCTAAACAAGAATCTAATGCAAATATTGGAGAATTATATTTAAGTGAACCAATTACAACTAGTAATTTTAACGGGCATACAGCTACAAATGATAATTTAAATAATCCAATATCTATACATAGACAAATAATAAAAGATTTTGTAGGTATTGATTCTTTAGCTACAGATACAGACAATGTAAACAACGGATATAAGGCAGTTGCAGATATAAGAGACTCAGATGCAAGTCCACATTGGAAAACAAGATTAGAAGTTTATGATCAAACATCTTTAGAGTCTATTATGAATCAATTACAATACGAAGGTTGTTTCTTTTTTCAATATAGTCCACAAGCACAACAAGCAACTACAATATCTGGCGCTTCAATATTAAGATATTTTACAATTGAAGATAGTGTAAATGCAAATGTAGATCTTTCACAAAATGATATATCTAATTATCAAATTGCAATTACACCTGCACAAGATCTAGAAACTAATCTAGTAGTTAATTATAAACCACATCCTGCAGAAGGTAAGTATTTAAAACAAGATACTTTTGTTGCTTCTAATCATACTACGATATTTGGAAGTAATGATGTACAAAAACAAGAAATTAATTTACAAATGCTTTATGATGCAGTAGATGATGTTGTTGCATCTAGAAATAGTAGTTGGATTAATTTTAGGAAGTCACTATTTGGAGATTATAAAACAATAGTAAGTACTTCTATAGTAAATCCAGAAAAATATGCAATGTTACAAGTTGGCGATTATATCGATTTCGGAGAAATATTGTTTAGTGAGTTGGGTAGTCCATTTAATGAGATCTCAGACACATTCGACAGTTTTGTTGCAATGCCAACTAGATTGTTTAATGAAGCATGGAGTGGTAAAAAGTTTATAATAACAAGTTTAAAAAGAAAAGTCGGGCAAGTAGATGTCCAATGTAGAGAGGTATAATAATGGCAAGTTTTTTTATTTATGATTCAATCAATATGTATAGGTCGGATAATACTGATTCTGAAGGAACAATAACCACAGGAACTTTTGCTTCAGAAGCTGCTGTAACACTTCATGAAAGAGCATCAGATATGAATATCGGTACTGGAATGAGTGATATAGTTGATAATGATGCAATCCAATATGCAATTGGAAGTAGTGCAACAGCAGATGCAGCAGCAGTTTATTTCTTGGGAGATGATGGAGTTGCAAGTGGTACTATTATGACTTTTTATGCAAGTGATACTACGGGTGTTGGTTCAAGCATTGGTACTATATCTGCAGTAAGTGGTGCAGGATGGCAAGTAGTAAGTTTAACTGAAAGTACCAATACCAAATTTTATACTGAATTTAATGCAACCATAACAAATAATATTATTTCAGAAATCCTTATTGGTAAAAAATTAGCTTTTGAAGTAGAACCAGATATAAATATACAAACTGCAAAAGACTATGGTACTCAAGTACAAAAAAGTTTAGGTGGAGTTGAGTATGCAATTAATACTCATAACGGTCAAGAGATCTTTACAATTAGTTTTCAAAACATTTCATCTACGTTTAAAAGTGATTTACTTACTTTTGAAGATGCTAATAAAGCACAAGGAAAAAAATTCTTATATTACGATGGAACAAATTATAATTGGGTACGATTAGATCGACCTATGGTATTTACAGAAGTTGCGGATGGACGATTTAGTACGCAGATTGTCATGCGACAGCAGATTCAGTAATTACCTCATATACAAAAAAGGCCTCGCAAGAGGCCTTCTTTGTTTTATAAAAAGCTATGCTTTGTTAATCTCTTGGTAATAGATGTCACTACCAATTTGTATACGCTTGTGCGTATCTTCCCAACCTATTGGTGGAATTGAAGTAATTCTACCTTCTAGCTGAGGTGGATTATCTGGATCTATAAAAGTCCATTCTCCATTGATCTTTTGAAACATAGCTCTATCCCTAGCATTACGTTTAAAAAATTTCTCCTGTAATTGTCTAGTTTTAAATGGTACCAAATACTTTGCGTACCTTGGATAGTTATCAAATATATATTCTTGCTCATTAATCGTAGTAAGTAATTCACCCACAGTTAAACCAAGAATATATTGTATTATGTGCGTTAGCTCATGAACCAATATAATTTCAAGACCAACTTGTGGTTCTACATCTACACCTCCAATTGGACAAATCCAACCTGAAGGTGTTTTTCGATCATAACTATACCACTCTTTCAAACGACGAGGTAACATACCTATTCTCATACCTAGCCCCTTGTTTAAACCATATTTATCAGCAAAACCATGTCTTGTAGCTTTTGACTTAGTACCTGTTTTTGCCCAATAGATATTGTCAAAGTTAATCCATTGATCATTAGTTGTTAATTCGGGATATTTATTTTCTAAATATGCCTTTGCTTTTTGAAGTGCCACTTCCTTGTTTATTTTCATTCGTTTACTCTCCGTATTAATTAACTTACAATATTAAAGTACACAATATTGGGATCAATGTACACAGTTATTTTTGTATAAAGCAGTATTA